GCACCTGAGCCGCTTTTAGTTACAATTGTTGTAGCCATTGTTTAATTCCCTTGTTAGTAAGTGCCGCCTGAGAGCGTACCAGTTGTCATGTTGTCTGCGTTTAAATTTGATAAAGTAGCTACTGCTGCCGCTGCCGAAGCTGCCGCTGCCGTTGCGCTTGCTGCTGCGTTAGTTTCGCTTGTACCTGCATTTGTTTCGCTTGTAGCCGCCGCTGTTGCACTGTTAGATGCGTTGGTTGCGGAGGTTGCAGCGTTGGTCTCGGAAGTAGAAGCATTGCTTTCAGACGTAGCAGCAGCCGTTGCAGAGTTGCCAGCATTAGTAGCGGAAGTCGCTGCGTTTGTTTCCGAAGTTGCAGCGTTGGTTGCGCTTGTTGCTGCCTCCGTTGCTTTGGTTGTAGCTGTAGTGGCGCTACCCGCTGAACTGGTGGCACTGGACGCTGCGTTGGTTTCTGAGGTAGCCGCATTGCTTTCACTCGTTGCTGCGTTAGTAGCACTGGTGGATGCTTCCCCTGCCTTATCTGACGCTGTGCTGGCACTGGTGGAAGCGTTACTTTCACTTGTCCCAGCGTTAGTGGCGCTGGTTGCTGCATTAGTTTCGCTAGTACTGGCCGCTGTAGCACTCCCAGAGGCATCTGAGGCGCTTGTGGCGGCTTCTGAAGCTTTAGTAGTAGCTGTGACAGCACTAGCCGCTGCGTTCGTCTCTGACGTTCCTGAAGCGGTTGCAGAGGTTGCTGAATTAGTTGCGCTTGTGGCTGCGTTGGTCTCACTGGTTGCGGCGGCGGTTGCACTATTGCCAGCACTAGTTTCCGAAGATGCAGCATTGGTTGCGCTAGTTGCCGCTGCGGTGGCGCTGATGGCTGCTGCAAGTGCGTCTGCGTCTACCCCTACCTCGCTGATAGCAGCGTTAGTTGCACTTATGGCCGCTGCGCTTGCAGAAGCTGATGCTTCATTTGCTTTTGTAGTAGCAGTTTGAGCGTAGACTGCTATTTGACTGGCGTAGGCATCCGTAGAACTATCTCCAGATCCTCCGTCCCCTCTAAATATCGCCATACTTGCTCTCCGCTGTTACTAAAAAAATAAATGAATAAAAAGTGAGGTACTTGCCCTAAGGCTTTCCCTCACACATATTTTTATAGATTAAGCGGCTACAGCCAATACAAAACCTGATTCTGGTCGTAACGTCTTAACACCGTAGAGCGTGTCTGCGGTATAAAGCGTACCCAAGAACTCTTGCTTGTACTGAGTCTGTGAGCGGATGCCCTGCTGTTCAGCCATAACCATCGTGTCCTTATGGACAAGGAAGGCAGCTTTAACAGTCGTGGTGTACGTCAAAGGACAGTTGCTGGTGGTGAATACGTCAATGCCGTACAAGTTACCAATCTTACCGTTCTGTACGCTGCGTCCGTCAACAAAGTCAGAAGATACATAACGCTCAACACCCATGATTGCATTACGCAGTGAAGGAGGTACAACAAATGAACGGTTGTCCATTGGTACGTCTGCATCGTCCATCTTCTGAATCAAAGCTCGGAAGCCAGCGTCAGTAAATGCGTTTACAGTACCTGCGCCTGCATAAGCTTCAACACCAGTACCGCCTGAATTAACAATAAACGTAGCACTGTTAGTCCAGTCAGAACCGTCACCGTCACCAAAGGACTTGCCTAAAGTGAAGAGGTCGTTGTCCACTTGCTTGGCAAGGGCGTACCCTGCGTCACCAGTGTAGAACTGTCGTAGTGAAGACAAAGCTTGTGCTTCGGTGATGTCTTCAATCATGCGAGAGTATTCAAAGTGCTTGTCAATAACGACTTGTACTTCACTCTCAGTGTCTGCCTGAATCGTTACAGCGGTCTTTGCTGCTTTAGCAGTAGCAACGCCACGGGTAGGCTTAGGAATGTGGATGGTGTCCCCTTTCTTACCAGTCATTGCCATCTTCTTAACGAGATTAGCAAGTACTAAGTTAGCTTGATAAGCAGCGACAATCTCGTCACTCCAAATTTCGGGGATAAACGTTGCGGCGCGAGCATTATCTACTGCACCTGTTTGGCTGGGCCATACTGAAGTAGCCATAATATTTTTTCCTTAATAGATTAGTTTCGTACCCTCCCCTCTTGGTAAGCCTTCATAATCTCATCGGACAATGATTGATACCGTTCAGGGTCTGTACGCATAAGTTTAATAATGTCTGCCCTTCGGTAAATCTTTCTCGTTTTCGTTTCAGAACTACCAGTGGCTGCGCCAGTTGATGCGTTCTTTACAGCTTGCTTACGACCTTGCTTTTCAGCATTAGCTGTTTGTTGTACAACCTGCTTACGTTCTTTCCAAAGGGTAAACAGTTCGTGTGCAGCTTCATAGTCGTATTGCTTGTCTGCTTGTACGTACAGTTGAGTCCGTATCTTTGAGCTTTTAATCCATTCCGCAAACTTATCATCCGTCAAAATGTTTTGCATGTCGGGATGATCTTTCTGAAGTTGAGACAGGGCAGTGGTCTTTTGGTACTGCTTACTGATGTTCTCAGCTTCTCTGATCTTTGGATGGTTATCAATGGCCCGTTTAACGGCCTCTTCTGGATCCGAGAAAAAATCCACCTCATCAACAGTTTCTTGTTGTTGTGGTGCTTGTTGGTTTGAGAGTTGTGTCTGAATATAACTATCAACAACCTGTCTTAGTTCACCTACTTCAGAGCTTTGACGGCCCAAGAGCTTTTCAGCTTCTTGGTGCATCCGTACAAGATCTTCTGCGGATTTACCTCTGTACTTGTCTGGGATTTCTGATTGAGTTTCCTGCTCTACAGGGTCATTTTCAAAATCACCAGCCTGTTCAGTTTCGTCTGGTTGTTCTTCGTCATCAAGACGCTCATCTAAGAGTGTAGCCATTATTAAATCTCCGTACTAACGTATTATGGAGTGACATGGTTTGTATAAGAAAGGTCTACTCCGAGTTTGCCTTTCTTTCTAGTTTTATCTTCTGTTCGCGTTGTTTAGCCCACTTCATAGTAGCACCTACAAAGTCCCCACTAATGGGGTCAAGTGAGCAACGAACGGGAGATATGATTCTAGTTGCAATTTTATTACATAAACCACAGGTGTGTTCTGTCTCGTCGGAGGCTACTAGGGCCTCCGTAACGTGATTGTCAGGGCATCTGAAGTCAAAAAGAAGACGCATTAAGCGGCTTCCTCCTGATCGTTGTCCTGTGGGTTATTGCGTTCTTCAATAACGCTTTCTAGCTGTGCTTCAAGGTTAAGAACATTAGCCATGATTGCAAGCTGACCTTTACGAAAGAATAAGTCTGTTAAGTCTTTAGTGACCTCAACGGAGTTGACGTTTGGGACGCTTCCTCTGAGATCGTTTAAGAAATACTCCCAGCCTGAGCTTCGGAACATTTCTTGCATACTTCTGGTATAGTCTTCAAATTCTTGATCGTTCACTGTTTCTCCTTTAAAGGACAGATTAAAGTTGTGTACTTAATGTACAGGTATATTATACCATATTTTAGACAAAAAGTCAAGCTATTTTTTAGTCTTCTTACTTGCCATTGTCATCTTCTTACCAGTCTTCTTAGCTGCTTTCTTAGCAGCCGCCATACCAGCTTTGTCGTAACTATAGCTTTTTCCACCTACTTTTGGCATTACCATTTCTCCTTGTTGGCCCAATAAGCCGCTGACATTTTACCTTTTGCAATATTTGCCGCATGACGAGCTTTAAATGACTTGCGTCTGGCTTTCTCTTTCTCAGTTGTAGGGGCTTTACCCGCACCACTCACACCTTGCTGTCCAAACCTAATTGTCTTTGTTTTGTCACCTTCTTTGGCAACGACTACGTGGGACTTAGTTGGATGGTTAGGCGTTCTCTTTGGCTTGTTGTAACCGCTTACTCCCGCCCTTTCCAGCTTTGAGTCTTTCTTCTTCGGCACTTTCTAAAACCTCCAGTCTTTCAAAAAGTAAAGCAAAGTTACGATTAACTTGTGCTACAATTTCTTCTAGTTCTCTGTTACTGACCATTAGGCCCTCTCGGTTGCATTGGGATAGTGTTGTTAGATGTAGTTTTTTTAGCAGCCTTCTCTTTTAACAGCATATCGGCTACTTTAAGTCTACGCTCAAACTCTTTGTCGTCCTCAGTGCCAGACTTTAAGTTAGTCGTCACGGCCTTCATGCGATCAATCTCAAGCTCCTGAGGCATAAGTTGTGTTTCCATAGCAATCTTCTGCGCCCTTGCCTGAGACTCCTGAGCTTGCCCTGAGAGGGCCGCTGTCTGAGACTGCTGGAACTCCATCTGAGCCTGTTGCGTGGCTTGTTGAACCTGCTGCTGCTCTGGAGTGGGCTGTCCTGCTTGCTCTAGGCGTTGCATCAGCTCTTCACGGTTGGACAGGTTCATATTATCAATGATTGCACTAATCAAAGACGTATACAACGGAGAGTCTGCCTTCATGGTCTGTAGGAGCTGTACAAGCTGTGTTACTTCGTACTCACGCGCCATGATGCCCAAAGTGGACGTAGCATTAAACTTATAGTCAGAGACAGGATAGTGCTCTGGGTCAAACTGCATGTATCGGTGTGCAGCTTTGGTTACAAAGGGGATTAGGAAGGACTCTTGGAAGTTAATCAGTGTACGCTTATGGCGCTTAATAATAGCACCAAGAGACATACTAATACCAGCAGCCGTTGCTTCACCGTTAATACTCCCTGAGATACCCGCAGAGTCTATGGCTCCTGTAGCGGTTTGTACCATCTTTTGTAATGCGTCAGCCTGTGCAAAGGTAATCTGACTGACCTGACCAAAGTTAAAGGGCTTTAGGATCTCGTCTGGATTACCATTGGTGAGGATAAGCTTACCCGCACGTACCTCAGGCTTAGAGCCTCTGGGGATACGTGTAGCGTCCATAGCCATCATAGGATGGACTGTAAGAGCCAGAGCGTCAATACGTGCTCTAATCTCTGCGTCCAGCGCCTTCTGGCTGTTGTAGCCCTTCTCACAGACTCCACGACCCCAGAAGCGAGACGGTACAACGTCCCACGGGAATGCCACAATGGGTCTGTCCTGCATCATGTAGGGGTTTTCTTCCGCTTTGAGAAGAATACCACCATTGGCAATAACCACGATGGCTTCTACGTAGTACTCTTCTGAATCAGTTTCCAGCTCACCGTCCATCTCAATGATTTCTTCTTCAACTTCATCGTCGTCGTCATCATTACTCTTAGCTAACTGAGCCTGAGCGTCAGCCAACAAGTAAGCAGGTACTAACCCATAGTACTTAGTAAGACGTACTTTGTCGTCTGCGTAGGTGGTTAGGTCTTGATCTGGCTCAATGTCAAAGTCTGGGGCTGCTGAACCTACGTGACACTTCTTGTAAACCCCAGCTTCCTGTAGCTGCTCAACGGTGTGTGCGGAGACAAACTCATCCACAGCAACGCCTAAAGCGTCCTCCACGGAGGTTGCTACGGGGTCAATAAGGAAGTTCTGAGGCATTACGGGGCGTAGGCGACAGACAGTCCTGTCAACAATGTTAACACCCACAGCGGTTAAGTCCCCTCCCATAATGGGCTGGGTGGCTGGCATCATTTCTTTTTCATCGGAAAGAACAACTTCCGCAATCCCCGTACCAAAGACAGCGGAATTGATAAGACACTCCGCAACAGCTTTTCTAACCTTAGTCTTCTCAAAGTCCTTATGCAGATTATTACGAAGATAAACAATGTCAGCTTTGTCAGGATCGTTAGCATCATCAGTGATGTCAAAGAACTTTCCTCTTCCAAAGGTTGCTTCTTCAATTTCCGCAACGGAACTCTCCACGGCTTGTTGTAGGGCTGGGCTAATGATGCGAGAACGCTCTGAATCTCTGGTTACGTCTTCCTGCGCCCAGATGCCACGCCAAAGGCGATAGTATTCATCAAACTTCTGTGCATAGTTGGCTTCAAAGTGATCCCGCCATGAGTCACATTTAGTAATGACCCAATCCTCCAAAGCCTCATCAATCATCAACGGCTTGTGTTCTTCGTTGTAATCTTCCATATATTTAATATCCTGCTACGGAGTCTAAGGTTTCAAAATCATCGTACTGCTCAAAGTCCCCTGCGTAAGCAACTTTGGCTAATTGATCCACGTAAGCTAAGGCGTCCACTAAGTCATCGTGAGTTAGCGGGTCGGGGAACTGAAAGAGTTCGTCCAAGAAACGACTATTCCATTCTCCCTTGCTTAACTGTATAATATTATTCTCAAAGCGACCCTGTAAGGCCCACATGATACGGTCAGTCTTCTTCTGGTTGCCGTGAGTTAGTTCCTCAACCCTAAAGAAGAAGCCGTTACGCTTCATCATGTCCGTTAGGGGAGACATAACCGCTTGCTTTGCTATACCCCTCTCAATACCCACTGAGATTGGCTTGTAGTCCCTGACGGCTTGAAAGATCTTCTGTGCTGTATCGTCCAAAGTCCATCTACCATAAATAATGTTCTCTACGTACCAACCGTCTTCATTCACAAAGACTACCGCAATGGCTGTATTATCAAGACGAGTGTTTTTAGACTTCTTCTTAGATACGTCCTGAAACCCCGCCAAATCCACTGAGATGTAACAATCGTAGTGTTCTGGTTTTTTGTCTGCAAAAGTAACCCAGTCCTCTTTAAACATCTCTGAGCCTTTGGCTTCAAAGGAAGCCATAAATTCCTGCCTAAAGGCATAGCTGGACATGGACTTTTTAGCTGTATTTATCTCTTCTTCGTCTAGTAATGGGTTGTCATAGCTGGTAAAGTGCCATGCTTTGTACGTTTCATCGTCACTTAGTTCTGCGTACTGATACAAGTCATAGAAGTGATTACGCCCCATAGGGGTTCCAATGAATAGTGCATGACCCTTTTGGTCAGCTAGGGCTGGTCTTAGGATTTGTTCCCATACGTCAGGCTTAATGTCTGCGTACTCGTCCAAGACTAAGTACCTTAAAGACACACCACGCATAGTTTCAGGTCTATCCCCACCCTTTAGGGAGATTGTAGCACCGTTTACTAATTTTATTTGTAAATTGTTAATGTGACTGGACGCTATGACGGGTTGCCCTAAGCTCATTAGGGTTTCCCACATAATGTCCCTAGCCTGACCCTGCGTAGGGGCTACATAGAAGACAGTACCTCTGTCAGTCTGTAAGGCATTAACAATTAATAACCATGCTGCAAGTCTGGACTTACCTGTACGTCTACCCGCAGCTACAATCTTAAAGCGTGTGGGGTCTTCCCAGACCTCCTGCTGCCACGGCAGTAAGTTAATATTTAGTTCAGACACTAATAAGACCAAACCACAGGGACACCCCTTCTGTCATCAACATGAATAAATGTTTTAGCAACCCCTACGCCCTTAAAGCCCATTTCCATAGCATGTTTAATAAGTACATGCTTTTGATTACCGTCCTTTACAGCTATATCAGCAGCCACACCTAAGACATGCTGACCCACAGTCTTTTTCTTAGCTTCCACGCTGTGAGTCCTGTCTCTATAGCCACTGGTGATAGTAAAGGGGAAACCACACTTTTCTCTTAGTTCATCCAAACGATGAATAAAAGCTATGGACATTTCATTCTTACCTGTCTCTTGACAGTTAAACTCTTCATAAGTAAAATATTTAAACTCTTTACTCATATTCTGTGTATTCCCCTTCCATAACTTCAGGATTATCAGTAATAGTTGTTTCTTGGGAACCTAATCCCGTTATGTTGATGGATATGGAAGACCTACCTCCATTAAGCTTATCCTTCTCAAAGTAGCTTACGGGTAACATCCTGTCCATCATTAACTTCCATGCTGCTGCTTGATGCTTATGGTCATCGTCCAAAGCAGCATTCATGATACTGTCCAACACTTTCTGTGACTTAGGGGAGGCTAACATACGAGCTTTGTACTCATTAATGATAGCAGCGTCACCTTTGGGTCTACCTACGGCATTCCTACCACCCTTCTTGTTAGACTCAACAAGGACTTTCTTAGGTCTACCCCGTTTTCTTTTGGGTATTTCTTCAAGCAAAAGTATTGCCTCCTAGTATTGCTATGAGATACTTTAGGATACCTAAGGCAGCTTTAGAATATTACTTTAATTAATTTCTTAAAAGTAATCTCTTTATGCTTCCTTAGTATACCTGTATATTATAGCACATTTTTAGTTAAAAGTCAAGAACTTTCTAGTAGAAACCCTAAACTATTTGTCTTAAGCCGCACCTGTGCGATGCTTGTTGTGTCTACCATTAGCCCACCATTTGACCATTTAGTCAACCATTCACAAAATCTATGGAATTCAAGAAGTTGATCTACAGAATTACACAATAATTAGTGCCTATTAGTGTACTAAAATGCTTCTTTTTGGTGCACTTTAGTGTTCAAAATGGCCCTTTTTAGTGCCTAAGGTGGTACTACTAATAATAACCAATGGCTGCCCCCCTCCCCCGCCCCTAAAAGCAACCCCATTGGAAACTATTGGCACACTTCTTGCTTGCCTAAAGTTGGCACGGATCTTGCAGGGCCTAGAGTTGGCATGATAGTTGCTAGGGGTAGCCTGTGGATAACCTGTGGATAACTATTGGCACGCTTATTGCTTGCCTAAAGTTGGCATGGGTCTTGCATAACGTGCAAGAAGCATACCATTGGCAACATTGGCACACTTATTGCTAGGCGTGTGGGTCTAGTGGGGAGCCTATGGCGGCCCATGTCCACCTATCACAGATTGGCAACCATTGGAAGACCTACAGACTACTATTGGTCTTACTTATGATGCGTTATATAGACAACAATCAGTGCTTGCATTGTCTAAACCATTTGATACTATAGGTTCATCAATCAACTATATAGGAGCAACATAAGATGCACATCAGGAACGGGATCAAAAAGGTTAGAGCAGGGCAATATAGAATTGACCATGATCACGGCTCTTGTTCTGTAGAGCGTGACGACTTCGGGCAATGGCTAGTGCTGGAGGAATGCACCGGCCACATTTACAAAGTCGCCCAGACAAAGGCAAGCGCGATTGATTACGTTATTGACCATTGGGGTAGCTTTAAATAAACCCACTGATGAGCTTGTGAGATTCAAGCGAAACGCCTATATTGGGCGTCTGGGTAAACTAAACTTTACAATGGAGCAGTACAACATGAAGACAGACTACAACGGTTGGACGAACCGAGAGACTTGGGTTATCAATCTATGGTTGGGCGCGTATTTCCAAGACGTAGCCAATGAGGGGCAAAGCTTGATGGCTGACTACATAGAAGAGACAGTGTGGGATATGCTAGAAGAGGCGGAAGTACCCCCAATGTTTAAAGACTTGATTGATCTAGGCGCTGTCAACTGGCAGGAATTGGCAGAGCATTACGTAACGGATGAGGAGGTAGCATAACATGAGAGACACTAGACAGCAGGAACTAGCAAAGCACGGTGATTTAATATCGCCCTTCAATGGCAGGGTACTGACTCAAGTTGAGGTGGATGGATACAACCGCTACACCTTAGACTTCAATCGGTTTACCTATGAGGCTGACAAGGAGTTTATGCTAGATCAGCGCCATAGGTTTATAGTCAATTGCTTTTATGAGGTAGCATAACATGATCCACACTAACGACAGCCTAAGGGCACAGGACGGCGACTTTGAGAACTACCACTATCAATTAGAAGACGGGGAACAGTACACGCTGACAGACGACGAACTGAGCTGGCTTGATTTTGTCTCTGGACGCTACAGCATAGCGGACCACATAACCGACAACCTAGACGATGGAGTCTATACTGTAGACCTGTACGGCATGGGTGAGGCATTAGAAGCGGACGGGATGTTCCCTAAGGCGGTTTGCTTGTCAGACGATACAGCTTTACAATCAATATTTTTCTATAGCGCAATGGAGGTGGAATATGAGAACTAGAATAAGCAAGGTGGCTAAACATAACGGTAAACCCGTGGGCTACGTGGTGAAAATAAGAGGCATCAAGTTCCCACGGTCTACTCAAGGCTGGTATTTCCCTAAAGACTGTAATCCAGAGACAGCCCTTAGAATGGCTTTAAACGATTATGAAAATTATTTAAAAGATAACATAGGTTTAAAATCCATTAAATAATGCTTGACAGGTTTTGAGGTAGCTGTTAAAATTTACCTATGGTATCCTAAAGTAGCTTTAAGATATTACTTTAATAGTATATCTTAAAGTTGCCTTAGGTATCCTTAGGGGAACTAATAGAAACATAAAATAGGAATAAAAATTATGTCTAAAAATATGCGAGAAACATTTCTAGCCTTCATAGGCACTGGTATCATATTTGGTTTTGTCTTAGCCTTTGATCTGATAGGAGCTTCGCTATGACAATCAAAGCAACCCGCGAACAGATCCTACAGGCTTATGGAGTCTTGCATCAGCTGCAAGATGACCCGTCCACTGGTAAATACTTTAAGGCTACCTTGCGCGAATGTATGGACTTATTGAACAGCTTTCAGCGTGCTAGGTTGTACGAAAATGATAACGATTGAAGGACGAACCTTCCTACTAACCCAACAAAAAGAAGCCATTGCGTTTCTTGAGGGTATGCTGTACGATTTAGACAGACATGCACTTGTTATTGTCTCAGGGTACGGTATGCTGTTAGACGATCATTCACAACTAAAGGAGTTTTTAGACAATGAACCATGCGCATTTATTCACTGATCGTAAACACGGGCTGTTTACTGACCATGATTATTGGACTATGCACGATGGGGATGAGATACGCTTCAACCTTGAAGACTATCAGCCCTATGAGCCTGAGAGCTGTCTGTACGAAGCGTATCTGTTTTGCGATGTAACGGTAGGCGGTAAGCCTGTAACCCCTGAGAGCCTCACAGCGGCGCAGAACAGCGCAATGATTGAAGCTTATGAGGAAGAAAAGAGGAACATGCAAGAATGAGTATATATTTAAAAAAAGAAGACGTAGCTAAAAAAATTAATAAAACCCTTGATGAGTTCTTGGAATGGTCGCAATCATTCAGAACAGATTGGATTATCAACGATGACCTAAAGGATGGGCCGCCCGTTTGTGTCTATACTGACGGGGATCAGGGCGTTATTGTCTTACAATGTTATTCAGAGATTTTTGAGGAGAATGGCTTGACGATGCGTTTTGTAAAAGACTTATCGTATTGTGACATAGACATTGAAAGCTTCTTTATTATTTTAGAAGAAATGACGGACGCAAACCAGAAGTGGTTCAATTATGATGAAACTTTAGAACAGGACGAAGAGGTTGCAGCATGAATATTGAAAAAGAGCATTGTGATTATTATTTAGAGGTCTATCACTGGGACCATAAGTTAGTTAATGGAGTCGTCACTCAAAAAGAGAAAATTGTCTTGGCCTTTATTGGGCTTTACCGAGACTGGGATCTTGAGTTTGAGGATCAATTGACAATCTTGACCAATCTTAGAGAAAACTTAATATCGGCGTACTTGAACTGGCCTGACGGCGAAGTCACAGTTTCTTTGGTCATTAAAGAAGAGGGGGTTAATTTATGATAATCTTTACAAACAAAGAGGCGCGGGTTATCTCTTACTTGAAGATGGGCTACACTGACAAAGAGATAGCAAACTTAACCTATAGCTCTGAGCGGACTGCTAAAGCTCACGTTCAGAACATTAGAGAAAAACTAAGCGCACGTAATAGGACTGTGGCGGCTTTAATGCTAAACGGGGTAAAGGTATGAACATCTTTAAAAGGCTCTTTGGGTGGGCTGTGAGCGTCTTTAACGACATCTTAGAAGGTAATCTAACGGACACAGAAAAGGACAGTCTGTTCTGGATCTTTGTCACCCTTTGGGGTCTAGTTATGGTTACTTTTTTTATACTACACGAATCAACAGGGGCGGTATTTGAATTATGAACGTAACTCTACTAAATAGCATGGGGTCAGACATAACAGTAGCCAATGCAGCGAGGGTGTCCTTCGCTATGGAGTCTGAGGAGTTTGGCAGCAGGGACAAGAAACTAATTAGGTACTTGGCAGCTCATGGGCATTGGACACCGTTCGCACACGTACAGCTTCAATTTAGGATTAAAGCGCCGCTGTTCGTGGCTAGACAACTGCATAAGAGTTCTATAGGCTTGGCCGTCAATGAAATTTCTAGGCGGTACGTAGACTTTACACCAGAGTTTCACGCACCAGAGGCATGGCGTAAACGTGCGCCAGATAAGAAACAAGGTTCACTTAATGAAACATTTGAAGGCAGGGACGAAGAAAGGTTTGATGAGAAATACTGGGACTTGATGACACGCTGTGAGACCATCTACAACAACATGCTGGCCTCTGGGGTAGCCCCTGAGCAAGCCCGTATGGTCTTGCCACAGTCCATGATGACTGAGTGGTACTGGACTGGATCCTTAGCCGCCTTTGGGCGTGTAGTGTCTCAGAGGATCTCAGAGGACGCACAGTACGAGTGCAGAGTAGTCGCAGAGAAGATTGACCAGATACTTGTAAACCATGAACCGATCAGCTATAGTTGGTCTTGTTTAACAGGGAGAGTATAAAATGAATGATGAATTAGACGTAACAGATCCAATGGATGGTGAGGTAAGCGCGGAGCATCTTAAAAAGATGGCTTTAGAGCTGGCTTATGATGAGCTACACTGCCTGAGGTTGTCCGAAGCACACTCAATGCTAAGAGACTTCCTGCAAGAAAAATATGAAACTATGTCCCCAAGCGCATTGTCCGATATGTACGAAGAACGCTTTTGGTACGTGACAGGGAAGAAATAACCATGAGCAGATGCAGAGCCTGTAATAACGTCATGACGGAAACTGAAATGAAACGAAAGGATTCCAGTAGCGGAGACTATACGGACTTGTGCAGCTCTTGTTTGGTGGCGTCCGTTGAAGCATTGCTTGAGATGGACGGATTGGTAACGGACATTGACACAATACAATTACTTGACGAAAGGGAGGTTGACTATATAGCGGAAGATGATATGATGTTTTATGTCCATAAGGACAATGACTTTGAAGATAACTACTAATGGAGTTTGTGTATGAATAATAAGTACATTGCTGAAGGTACAGTGGCCTTTCAATCACTGCGGGAGCATGACAGCTGGCAGGGACAGTCTACGGGCAAGTACACCTTGACCTTAGGCTTGCCAGAGGACGTTGCTGAAGCGTTACAGAGTAACGGTGTTAAGCTGAAGGACTACGAAGGTACGGCACAACGTAAGTTTGTCAGCCAGTACAACGTACCAATCCTTAACGAAGACGGTTCGGAATTTGAAGGTGACGTTACCAGAGGATCCCATGTGCGCATTGTGTACAGCTTTGGCAAGCCTCACCCCGTACACGGTACGTCAACATACCTTGACCGAGTAAAGGTCTTAAAACTAGCGGATTTTGAGGGTGGTTCAACCCCCGACGAATTCTAAGGAGTATCTTCTCATGTCCGATAACAAGTTTACACGGCATGAGGAGTGTCCAAAGTGCAGTAGCAGGAACAATCTAGCCAGATACTCAGACGGCCACGCTTATTGTTTTAGCACAGGTTGTGGTTACTTTGAACCTGCCACTGACACTGCGGTACAATCTTCCTCATTTACTAATGGAACCTATAAACAGGTGGTGGTAACGGAAATGACAGGAATTATAGCAGCAATACCAGACAGGAGACTGTCTAAGGACACATGCCAGAAGTACGGTGTGCGCGTAGAGTACGGTCAGAACGGTGAGATAGCAAAGCATCACTACCCTTTCAAAGACGCTAACACAGGTGAGGTTGTATGCACCAAAGTGCGTATAGTCAAGGACAAACAGTTTCTCATTAACGGCAGCTACGGCAGCAATATGGGCTTGTTTGGTCAGGACACTTGCAGAGGTAGAGGCAAGTACATAACGATCACTGAGGGTGAGCTAGACTGCTTGTCAGTGTCCGAGATGTTTGACAGGAAGTGGGACGTAGTGTCCCTACGGACTGGTGCAGCCTCAGCAGCCAAAGAGGTCAAAGAGCAGTTAGAGTTTCTTGAGGGTTATGAGAATGTTGTTCTGTGCTTTGATAACGATAAAGCTGGTGAGATAGCCACAGAGAGCGTTAAGGCGTTGTTTAGTCCCAACAAGCTGAAGATCTGTAAGCTACCCATGAAAGACCCCAGCGAGATGCTTGTGGCTAACAAGATCCGAGACTTCACTGCGGCATGGTGGGACGCTAAAGTACACAGACCTGACGGTATTGTGGCAGGATCTGAGACTTGGGATCATCTCATTAACTCACGAAAGGTTAAGTCCATACCGTATCCGTGGTCAGGTCTTAACGAGCTTGTCAAGGGCGTCAGACCCTTTGAGCTTGTTACGATTACGTCAGGCAGTGGCATGGGTAAGTCTCAGCTTGTCAAGGAGGTTGAATACTTCCTGTTTAACGCTACGGAGGACAACATAGGCATCCTAGCCCTTGAAGAGTCCTTGTCACGCACTACATTAGGGATTATGTCAATGGCGGCTAACAAGCCACTACACTTAGACGAAGACGCAGACACACTCAGCTTCAAGCCTTACTGGGACAGCACGTTAGGATCCAATCGGTTCTTCATGCTGGATCATTGGGGGTCTACGGGTGAGGACACCTTGATGTCACAAATCCGATACTTAGCTAAAGCTATGGACTGTAAGTGGATAATTTTAGACCATTTATCCATCGTAGTTAGCAGTCAGGAAGGCGGTGACGAGCGCAAGAACATAGACGCAATCATGACAAAACTCAGGACTTTGGTTCAGGAGTTAGGCGTAGGTCTGTTCTTAGTCAGTCACCTCAAACGCAGCAGCGGTCAGGCTCATGAGGACGGTGGTAAGATCTCTTTGTCTGAACTCAGAGGGTCACAGGCCATCGCTCAGTTGTCGGACATTGTGCTGGGTCTTGAGAGGGATCAGCAGCATGACGACGAAGCAGTACGCAATACGACCACACTCAGGGTGCTCAAGAATCGCTACACGGGCTTGACAGGCCCAGCGTGTTACTTGAAGTACGACAAAGTGACTGGACGGATGCTAGAGACAAACAAACCAGCGGAGGTTATTAACGGTGATTTCTAGTTACGATGACATTATAGAGCGGGTAGTGACAACGCCCATCATGACGGCAGCGCATGAGAAGTCAATGGAGATGGGAACCCTGAAGAACTCAGTAACAAACGGAGCTGGTAATCTTGTAGGGTTTGTCGGTGAAGGTTTAGTTCATGAATACTTGCAGGATCAAGGCCAAATGTGCGGCTGGACTAACACGTATGATTATGATTTAATCCTTGAGGGTGACATAACGATTGACGTAAAGTCAAAGCGTACAGGTTTCCCACCCAGACTTGACTATGAGTGTTCAATCACAGCCTACAATACTAAACAGAAGTGTGACGTATACGTATTCACTAGAGTACGTAGCGACATGACTATAGGATGGATCTTAGGTTTCTTGCCAAAGAGCGAATACTTTGACAAAGCAACCTTTATGGAGAAGGGAACTGTTGACTCTTCTAATGGATGGAAGGTAAAGTCGGACTGCTACAACGTTCCGATTAATGAGCTGAGACCAATACATGAACTTATTAAACAAAACGCTGATACTTGACATTGAGACTGACGGTCTTGACCCCACTAAGATCTGGTGCTGTGCTACCAATCTGTTTGACACCGTGTACGATGCTGAGACATTTAACACAAAGTTAGCAGAGCTGGACGTACAGAGGATTGTAGCCCACAACGGCATAGGGTTTGACTATACTGTTATGTCTAAACTGTGGGATGTTGATTGGTCTGGTTACGAGCTTATGGATTCGTTAGTCCTCTCAAGACTAGCCAACCCATCCAGAGAAGCTGGTCACAGCCTAAGACAGTGGGGTGAGCGTTTAGGCTTCCCCAAAGGAGACCATGAGGACTGGTCACAGTTAAGCCCAGAGATGGTCAAGTACTGTGAGCAGGACGTAGCGGTCACTGTTCGTGTTCTGGAGTGCTTACAGGACGAGCTGGTAGGTTTCAGTGAAGAGTCCGTAAAGCTTGAGCATGACGTTCAGAGGATCATTCAGCAGCAGATTAAGAATGGCTGGTTGATTGACCCTAAACACACTAACGATTTGATAGCATTATTGAAGGAGAAGAAATATGAATTGGAAGAGACTGTTCAGAGGACTTTTCTGCCTCTGCCTGTCTTTGTTAAAGAAGTTACTCCGAAAGTTAAGAAGGACGGTACGCTGTCTGCGGTTGGCCTAAAGTTTCTGGGGGATCAGTCTGAGAATGTGGCTGGCTGGTTTTCTCGTATAGACTATCCCCCTTTTAACTTAGGATCAAGACAGCAGATAGGCAGGTACTTACAGTGGTTCGGTTGGAAGCCTAAGACTTTCACTGAGAAGGGACAACCCATTGTGGACGAATCAGTTTTAGAAACTGTTACGGATATACCTGAAGCAAAACTCATAGCCGAATACCTTATGATCCAGAAGCGTGTAGCTCAAGTACAGAGCTGGTTGGATGCTGTTCAGGATGACGGTAGAGTACATGGTTACGTAAACACTAATGGCGCTGTAACAGGCCGTATGACACACTCAAGCCCTAACATGGCTCAAGTACCTGCGGTGTACTCACCGTATGGTCATGAGTGTAGATCTTGTTGGTCTGCACCTGAGGGTTACAGCATTGTAGGTTGTGACGCTAGTGGTCTTGAGTTACGTATGTTGGCACACTACATGAAGGACGAGGACTACACAAATGAAATCATTAACGGAGATATACACACTGCTAACCAACGACTTGCAGGACTTGAATCAAGAAATCAGGCTAAAACTTTTATTTATGCCCTCTTATACGGCGCAGGAGATGAAAAACTTGGGTCTGTGGCTGGAGGAGGAAGAGAGGCTGGCAAACAGCTTAGAGAATCTTTCCTCAATAATCTCCCATCATTCGCAGCTCTTAAGGACAGAGTATCTGAAGCAGCTGGAAGAGGATACCTCATTGGACTTGACGGTAGAAAGCTCGGAGTCAGATCTGAACATTCCGCTCTAAACACCTTGCTACAGTCAGCAGGTTCTTTAGTAATGAAAAAAGCTTTGACACTTCTGGATGACTATGGTAAAATATGGGGTATAGACTATAAGTTTGTTGGTAACATTCACGATGAGATACAAGCTGAAGTTATTAATGAGCGTACAGATACCTTTGGGAGACTGGCCGTGTCCTGTATACAGGCAGCGGGTCTTGAATGGAAACTTAACTGTCCTCTGGACGGAGAATATAAGGTAGGAAAGACATGGGCACAGACACACTAATAGAAGACATCTATGGCTTGGTGTCTACCAAAGAAGTTGCTGACGGGGTAGACATAGACAAAGAGATAGAAACATTCGGAGAAGCAATTAAAGAACTCATGAGGGCTGAGTTTAAATCGGAAGATAGACCTAAAGATACCAGAAAGCTACGCCTGTCAAGCATAGGCAGGACTGACAGGTATCTTTGGAATCAGTACCACAATACCGAAGGTGAGGAATTGCAGCCTCACACCCTAGTAAAGTTCCTGTACGGGCATGTCATTGAGGAGTTAGTCTTATTCCTAACTAGAGCCTCTGGGCATGAAGTCACCTGTGAACAGAAAAGGTGTGAGGTTGAGGGTGTTAAGGGCAGCATGGACTGTCGTATTGACGGTGTTGTTACGGACGTTAAGTCAGCCAGCGCCTTTGCCTTTAAGAAGTTTCAAGATAAAACTTTACCCCTAAACGATTCCTTTGGATACGTGGATCAGCTTAAAGCTTATGCTCATTCCGAAGGTGAACGGAAGATTGCTTGGCTGGCTATGGACAAAGCCAATGGTCACTTAACCTTCTGTGAGCATGATCTTGATAATGAGTTTGACCCCATGCACGAACACTTGAAAGGTGACATTGCGGAAAGGGTTAAGCACGTTAAGAAGATGGTCAAAGGCCCAGAGCCTAAGGAGTTCTGCTATGAAGACGTACCAGACGGTAAGTCAGGGAACCGTAAGCTTGCCATTGGCTGTTCTTACTGTCAGTTTAAAGATCACTGTTACCCTGATCTACGTACTTTTATCTACGCAAATGGGCCAAAGTACTTGACAAAGGTAGTTAAACAACCACTCGTATCAGAGGTTCCAGATGGTTTCTAAGAATTATGGAAGGTACAGGTCAGGTCTTGAGAAGAAGTTTGCTGAAGCCTTACCCCGAAAGTTTATGGCTTACGAGCCTTTTGAATATGCCTACACAGTACATAGGCATTACAAACCTGACTTTGTGTATAAGGATTGGATGCTGGTGGAGTGCAAGGGATTCTTTAGGGAAGGAGACACACTTAAATATAAATCAATTAGGGATTGTCTGGAGGAAGATCAGGAGTTGGTCTTTCTTCTTTCAGATCCCAACAAGAAAGTAAGGAAGGGCGCTAAGATGACAATGGGACAATGGTGTGATAAGGAAAAGTTAAAGCACTTTACCCTAGCAACAACACAAGAGTTAATTGATTATGCCAATGCTAATTGATGAGTTAAGAGAACGAATCCTTCAGGAGTACGATGTAGACTTACTGTGTGAAGTCTTGGACATAACTGCTGAAGACATTTTAGATGCCTTTGAGCATAGATTTATAGACAAGCAGGAGCTATTTAGAGAGTTGGAGGATTTGTATGTCGAAGATTAATGACGTTATGCAGCTTAGGGCTGACCCTACACCTGAGGAGTGGAACGATGTAGTAAATAAACCCCCACACTACAATCAGGGCGGTATGGAAGCCATAGACTACATTAAACAACAATTAGGTGAAGGAATTGTTGACTACTGTGAGGGAAATGTGCTAAAGTATTTACATAGGTGGCGCTACAAGAACGGGCTACAGGACTTGCAGAAGGCTCAGTGGTACTTAAACAAGATGGTCAAAGAACAATCGGAGCTAGAATGAAGGTAATTGAAGGAAACTTTGGTGAGAAAGCCAACGAAGACAAGATAACAGTACCTTTGGTATTCAACGCAATCACTGAGAAGGAAGACCTAACCACCTATGAAGATGCTTTCTGTGTTGTCAAGTCGGAGGAATTTATTGTTGTGTCTACCAATATGGACACTCTTGACTTATACTTCCTACTGGATCAATTAAAACTATCACTATTAACTGGAGGGGACTACGAACTCTAATGGATCAATATCAACAATACATACATAAATCACGGTACGCACGTTACTTGGACGATGAGGGACGCAGGGAGACTTGGGACGAGACAGTTAATCGCTACATTGATTTCTTTGCAGAGCGTGGCTCAATAGATCAGGGGCAAGCCTTTGAGCTGTTCAACGCCATCAGGGACATGCAGGTAATGCCCTCCATGCGCTGTATAATGACCGCAGGGACGGCTTTAAAGCGGGACAATGTTGCAGCCTTTAACTGTTCTTACCTGCCCATAGACAGCCCCAGATCCTTTGACGAGCTTATGTACATCCTCATGTGCGGTACGGGCGTAGGGTTCAGCGTTGAGCGGGACTACGTTAATCAGCTCCCTGTGGTTGCTGACAGCTTCCATGACACAAAGACAACCGTTGTGGTGTCCGACAGTAAGGTAGGCTGGGCTAGTGCCTTCAGAGAGCTTATAAGCCTCCTGTACGCAGGTAAGGTTCCTAAGTGTGACTTGACTAAGGTTAGGGCTGCGGGTGCTAGACTCAAGACCTTTGGCGGTAGAGCCAGTGGGCCACAACCTTTGGCTGACTTGTTTAACTTCTCAGTGGACTTGTTTAAAGGTGCGGCAGGGCGCAAGCTAACGTCCCTTGAGTGCCATGACTTAGTGTGCAAGATTGCAGACATTGTAGTCGTTGGTGGTGTCCGAAGGTCTGCCCTAATCTCTTTGAGCAATGTTACTGACAATCGTATGGCTAACGCTAAGAACGGTGAGTGGTACATTAGCAACGGTCAAAGAGCCTTAGCAAACAACAGTGCTGTGTACTCTGAGAAGCCTGACTTTGACACTTACTCATCCGAGATGAAGCGTCTGTATGACTCTAAGTCTGGGGAGCGTGGGATCTTTAGCCGCATTGCAGCACAGAATGTAGCGGCACGTAACGAGCGCAGGGATGCGACACACAAGTTTGGGACTAACCCATGCTCTGAGATCATACTACGCCCCTATCAGTTCTGTAATCTCTCTGAGGTGATTGTACGTACAGACGATACATTGCAGACCCTTAAAGAGAAGGTACGCCTAGCGACCATCTTAGGGACTCTACAGGCTACCCTTACGGACTTCCGATACCTACGGAACATCTGGAAGCGTAACACTGAGGAAGAGGCTTTGCTGGGTGTCTCAATGACGGGCATCATGGACTGTAAGCTGACCAATGGGTCTACAGGTGAGGAGGCTTTGGGTAAGCTTCTGGACAACCTGAGGACTGTAGCTGTTGAGACTAACCGACAGTGGGCCTCAGCTCTGGGTATCAATCAGTCAGTAGCCATTACGTGCGTCAAGCCCTCTGGTACTGTCTCACAGTTGACTGACAGCGCCAGTGGTATTCATCCACGCTTTAGTGACTACTATGTCCGTACTGTTAGGGCTGACAAGAAGGATCCTCTGGCTACCGCTATGATTGACAGAGGTTTTCCTCATGAAGAGGACGTAATGAATAACTCTAATTGGGTATTCTCGTTCCCTCAGAAGGCTCCGAGCAAGGCTGTGACTGTGGAAAGCATGGGCGCTATGGAACAGCTAAGGCTCTGGAAGACCTACCAAGACCATTGGTGTGAACATAAGCCCTCCATGACTTGCTACTACAACGACGACAATTTCTTTGCTGTCTGTCAGTGGATCTGGGAGAACTTTGATAGCGTTAGTGGGATCAGCTTCCTCCCAGAAGCCGAGCACGTATACAAGCAAGCTCCTTATCAGAAGATAGATAAAGAAACATATCAGAAGCTGTCTAAAGAGATGCCTAAGGGGATGCAATGGGATATTGAGGAGTCCAGTGATAATACCGAAGGGGCGCAAACCTTAGCTTGTGTAGCTGGAGTCTGCGAGATATAAACTTAGGGGGCGCAATGCCCCCTTTTGTTTACTGTGCTTTTCTTTTTTCTACAGCAGCAATTAAAGACTTATAAACTTTAGGGTTTAATCTTTGTAACTCAGATAGTTTTCCAGACTTAGAAAGATTTTGATATGCTTTTATTTTTCTTTGGTCTGTTTGGGACATAAGAATATCCATCTGAGTATAAGTGCCTTCTTCAGCACCCATAGCTCCAGAATCTCCAACACCAGCTAATCTGCTTATTGTCTTTTCTACTGGTTTTTTACTCATCAGATTAGCTAACCCTTGTTGCCAGCCTGTTTGACCAACCAAAGTTCTTTGAGCTGCTTGAGTTCCTAATCCAGAAGCTATACCAGCGCCAGTTATAGGAGCAGCCAAAATACCTCCTAAACCTAAACCTATCACAGGAGAAGCTAAAGAAGACGTATAGAAAACTTTTATAAGCGCAGAATCTTCAGAAGATTTTTTAAGAGAATCAAGTTCTTCTGTGAAACTTTTTAATTCTGCAAGCCTTTGGTTGGTTGAAGCAAGTTCTGTTTCTATTTCAGCAGTACGCTCGGCATTATAAACTTTAGTTTTTTGTTGTTTTTCTAAATCTTTTATTCTATTTTCTAAGTCTTTCTTAGCGGAAAGGTTGTTTTTCTTACTATTTCTTTCCATGTTTCTAATAGCTTCTTCTGAAAGCTCACTAATAGTCTCGTCTTGTTTAATGTTTAAATCTCTTAACTCTTCAGCTTCTCTTTGAAAGACTCCTCTTTTTTCTTGAGCATCTTTTGGAAAAAGCTTTTTAAGTGTACCTAAATAGTCATCAGCAGTAAAGGCTCCACTTTTCTTAGTGGATTGAAGAACGCTTTCCCTTAAAGCTAAGTTTGTTTTCCAGCGTTGCTTTTCAGCCTTAAAAGCTTCAAAGGCAGTCCCCGACAATTGCGATTCAATCCTGTCGTTAAGAACATCTATTAGTCTTTTTATTTGATAACCTTGAGCAGCACCAGCACCTTGATCTGGATACATATTACCAATTCTTCCTAATTCTGAACGCATACTTGAAAGCTCTTCACCAGAAATCCAACCATTTCTGTTTGTTTTTCTTTCTAAAAAAGAAGCAATAAAAGTAGCAACGTCTTCCCCTCCGTTGAGCTTAGGACTTAAAGCAGAAAGCTCAGTATTAATAAGATCCTCTAACTCTTTACTGATCTGTTCTTTATTAATTCTAAAGCTTCTATTTTTTAACATCCCAAATACAGAATCTGCGCTCCAAGCCTCGTTAATTAAACGCTGTCTAATTTGAGGGTCTGCCGCATTTTTAATTTCCTCTACTATTTCTTTTGGGGCGTTTACAGGAATAGAATCTATAGCTAAGTTAACTCTAAAAGCGGCGTTTGCAAGGTTTATTGCGGAATCGCTTTCCTTAGCAGCATCGGTTTTTATTTTTAATTTAGCATCGGATAGGTTAAAAGACTCTTCTAAGTCTTCAGCTTTAGCTTCAGCTTTTAACTGAGAAACTTTTTGTTCTACAACAGTGCTATTTTTAGCTTGTGATAATTTAGCTTTTGCTACGTTAATCGCTTGTTCTGTTTTTACACCTTCTTTAGCAAGTTCTTGGTCTGCTCTTACACTAACCTGTTTAGCTTGGCTTTCTAAAAGACTATCACTTCCAAAGGCTTTATTTAAAACTTTATTGTACATCCAACCTAAAGTTTTTTCATAAGTTCCTGCTGCTCTTTCTTTTAAAGCTATTGAAAGAGGAATAAAATCTTCTTTTTGACCTATTTGTTGTGCAATCCTATTTTTAGAAACTCCATTAAGAACATAGTTTAACCCCGTCATCATTGGAAGACCAAAAGCTACGCCCATCCCAGCGCCCGTAACCCCTGCTTCAACTAAATCAGAACCTTGCTCTGCATAACCTATTCCCGCTAAACCGCCTTCAGCGGCTAACAAAGGAGCATAAGGCGCTGCTTGTTTACCTGCTTGTAATAAACCACCCGCTACTGTAGGAGTAGCAGCTATTGAAGCTTCTAACGCTGTTGCAGGAGCTGGTGTTAAAGCAGCTCTTTGTAAAGCACTTTGTAACCCTCTTTGCTGGATAGCCTGTACAGCGGGTTGAACAGCCCTTGTAGATGATAAGGCTTTTCCAGCCGATTGTAACCCTTTAAAAGCAGCGGTTCCAGAGCCTACCGCCCCTAATACATTTAAACCCAAAGCTAAACCAAAGTTATCATCAGCCCATTTAGCTTGCTGAGTTTCTAACTCTTTTATCATCTCCCGCCTAACTTCCAAATAAGATTTATCTTCTACAAGTTCTGGCTGTAAAAGCTGAACCATTCCAGCAGAAATACTTGCCCCTATCTCATCGCTAAAACCATAGAAAAATCCATCAAGAATAGCTCTTGAAGCCATCATTGGGTCTTCTAACCAGTTTTCTTTAGAAGAAGCTTCTTCATTCAGTTCAGACAACAAAACAGGGTCTGTAACAGACTCAGCAGAAAACTGTCTTTCTATGGAGGGAGTGTTTTTTTCAGACTCATAAAGCCCCCTAAGTTCTTCTAACAACGCGGGATCTGTAACTTTATCCATTATATTTTACCTTTAAAGATTTAAACTTAAAACTTAATCCAGTTTTTACCACCATCTGTAGTTACATACCTATTACCGTCACTTGCTACTTTTGTATAATTTTTATATTGCGAGTCTTCCCAGTTAATGTCTGGTATTTCGCCTGCACTTAATTTTAAAACATTATCATAGTGCCTTTTAATGTCTTCTAAAGTATTAGGAAGATCTACTAAGTTAGCAGGATTTAAAGTTGCAATCTTGCTCTGCAAGGCTTGAAGTTCTATATTAGAAACAGCCCCTAAACCTGTTGACCCTGTAGAAGATGCAGCCTTTAGTTCTTTAATTGTGTCCAAACCTAAACTAGCTTTAATAGATTCAACAGTATCTTTTAAAGTAACATATTCTGGAAAAACTGAAGCTATAAAAGGAGAATTAGGATCTTGAGCAAGACGGGCAGTATATAAGTTATATTCACCTATATCCCCTTTAGAGTTTATAATGTCTACTGCTTTATCTATTTTAGCTATTTGATTATCTCTTTCAACCATAAAAGAAAGTTGAGCCTGTGAGGCCACACTGGCTGCTTGTATTTGTTCAGCTTCAGATCTAGTATCAACTCTCCACAGCTCAGCACCAGTCTCTTCATTAAGACCTATAAACCCATTTCCTGAGGGTTTAATAGTTACTTTAGGTACTGCTCCTTTAGGTCTTCCAGTAACACCTAAACTTCTAATGTCTGTTCCTGTCTCTTTATTAACAAGCCATCTTTCCGTAATACCGTCAGGTTTTACACGATCTACTGTTAAAGTTTCTACGCCCTTAGGTGCAACAGCTTTAATTTCTTCTTCTTGTAACTTTGCTACTTGTCCTTGTAAAGCATAAGCATCAGCTCCCCTTACGGCTGCTAGTCTTAATAAATTACTAGCTTGTTTAGCTATCTGAGGAGTTGTAGACCCTTGCAAGTCTGAAAGCTGATCCATTACAACTTGTGCAGAAGTACTTTTAATCTGTAAGTCAGCTTGTTGTTGAGCCGCTTTTTCTACCCTAGCTTGCTCAATAGACCTAAGCTGTCTAATCTTTTCAACAGCCTCCATCTGAGCCTGAGGTCTAAGCGTAGGAAGTTGAGCTTCCAACATAGCAATCATGCGACCCTCAGGAGACTCAAACTGTCCCTTACCAGCTTCAGCCATAGCTGCCCCAGCACGTTCCTCACCCGTCTGCATATAGCTTGTGTCTATACCTAAGTTGCCAAACAAACTGCCGACACGACGAGCTAAGGGGTCTGTGGTTCCCATTTGCTTGTACTGTGGCGCTGCTTGAGCTAACCTTCTCTGTGGCTGACTAGGATCCATTTTACCAAAATCAGAAATACCACTTAAAAACCCTTGTGAAAATTTAGCCATTATTTAAGTTCCTAATCCTAATAGTTTTTTAAGAAAGTCTGGAATATTAGAAGCATCGTCAACAGCTCCTGCAAGACTGCTAAACAAACCGCCGCCGCCTATACCACCACCTATAACATCACCAGCAGAACCTAAGGCTTGTCCTAATAGACCAGCTCTTAGTTTCTGAGCTTCTAAGTTAGCCTCAAGCCCAGAAGCGTAAGATTCTGCTTTCTCCATAGCAGCTTGTCTACGCGCTACATCAGCAAGAGAGGCTATATTAGTGCCAACTTGCAATTGATTCAACATCTGAGCTTCTGGAGCGTAACCTGACTGCATCAACGCTTGTAAGTTAGCAATGTCGCCTGCTTGTAGCTGTGAAGGTAAGCCAGCAGCTCCTCTGGATATATCAAACATACCCCCAGCAAGACCTAATTGACCCTGTTGTAACTGTTGCTGTGCTCCAGCAGACCCTATGTCTGCTTGTTGCAAGCCTAATAGTTGCTGTAGTCTTTGAGCTTCTAAGCCAGCCCCTGCCTGTGTACCAGACATACCTAACTGACTTAACCCCAAGCCTCGCTGTAAAGCTTCTGATTCTAATCCAGAGGAAGCCTGTCTAAACTGACTGGATAAACCAGCGGCCTGACCAGCTCTACCTAAACCTTCACTCTGTAAACGAGACTCAATCTGCTCTGCTGATAAGCCTAACTGAGACAACTCTGAGGCTCTGTTCTGAGCTGCTGATTGCAACTGTGAAGAAGTACCCGCAAGCTGCCCTGTTTGACCTGAAAGACTTAAAGCTCTTTGCAGTGCTTGCTGCTCTTCCGTACCCGCTTGCTGCATAGCCATTAAGGCTGCTTGATTCTGAGATTCTGACTGTGCTTTAGCCAGAGCAAACTGTTCGGGCGTGCTTCCGTACTGTGAAGAAGCAACACCTAAACGACCTTGAGAAGCCAAACGATTCTCAAGGGAAAGTCTTTGTCTTTCTTCCTCAGGAGACTGTGCGGCTCTAATTCTTTCATAAACTTCCTGCTCTCTGTCCCCTCTTGGCTGCATTAAGCCACCAGCGGCTTGTCCTGCAAGACCTGCGTACTGTGACCGTAAAGCTTCTATGTCTGCTGGTGCAGCGCCTCCTAAGCCTTGTTGACCTAAAGCTAAAGCTTGAGAGCCTAATTGGCCTATTTGCTGTGAAGGTTGTTGCTGTAAAAGTTGAGAAACATTACCACCAAATAACTGAGCTAGTTGATTAAGCTCTGAAGAAGGCCCAGCTCCTGCAATACGTTGTTGTCCCCCTGTCAAAGCTTGTTGTGTAAGACCTTCTAAACCCGTAGGAGCACCCATGCCCATTAATTGTTGACTAAAAAGATTGCCTACGCCAGCTCGCTGTAGAGCCATTGATAAGTCTTGTTGGTTTACACCACCTAACGCAGTAGTTGCTCCAGTTAAAGCTGAAGCTGCAAAAGGATCATAGGTTCCAGTTCTTGTAGTAGCCTGAGGCATTAAGCCCGTAGCGCCTGTTTCTAAACCTGTGGCTAAAGCTTGTTGCTCTGGAGATAAGCTTAATGTAGTACCGCCATCGGCAGTAGTAGTTGTTGCCCCAAGACCAGAAGTTACTGTAAAAGGTTTAAACGCCATTTCAGAAGCAGCGGTATTACCTATAGTTTGCATACCTGTTTGAGAAGTACTTCCAAAACTTTTAAGTTCGTCGGAAAGGTTTTTATACTGACTTATGTCAAAACCTAATCCTAACAGATCATCAATAAGCGCCATTAGTATGTACCTCCAGTAATTGTACCAGCAGTTAACACACCGTTTACATTAAGCGTTGGTATCGTAACTGTCCCTGTAAATGTTGGGCTTTCTGAATTAGACTTTGAAGCCACTGCTGTAACCAGTGCATCAAACTCAGTGTCAAAGTCAGAACCCTTGATAATCTTCGCAGGGTTGCCCGTAGGAAGAGTATCTTTGGCTGTAAAGTTTGTAGTCTTTGTGTAATTGCTCATTAGATCATCCTACCTATTAAAGCTTGAATATTAAGTTCTTGCAAAGATAACGCATTTTGATTAATAGTAGCGTCCACACCTATGGTCACTACCGTTCCTGAACCTGTTGTTTTAGTCTTTGGTCTGTCCACAATGATTGAAGGACTGTACTCTGAAGTAGACACATTGTACTCACTTTGATTGTAATAAGCCGTCTTACTACCAGAGTTAATCTCAACAATCTGTTTAGTATATGCTTGGCTGTAGTCATAGCCCCAGTTCACAACTGCCTGTGCTCCCTGACCACCAATAAACGTAACGATAATTTCTTTTAATATCTTAAGTCTTGAGCTATCCCCAAAGGAAAGTGGATTACTAAAGTAGCTCATGTCATAGGACTGACCATAATCCTGATAGTTGCTGTAAGTGGCAATACCATTGGTATTCCCTACGTACAACAAGCCGTCCTGAGTCCTCTCAAGGGCTCTTAGGGTTGTGTCTGACCACGTAGTAACCCTATGCGCTCCGTCTTCCAAAGCAGTCCTCATATCAAAGCAGTAGACGTACTTAGAGTCACTAAAGGACAATAAGTAAAACGCTTCCTCTGGGCTGTATATAGATCGTAAAGGGCTATTGACTTGTTGTGCGTTTATGTATAATAAATCATTACGAACATTCTTACTAATGTCCCTAACGGGCATTGACTTTTCTTGAATAGTCCTACCAAAGCTACGTAAACCTTCGTTGGACATAAAAAGTAAATCAGTACCTGTGGGTTGTACAGTGTCTCTATCAATACAGCCTACGTTGGCTATAGTGTCAGCCAAAGACATTGTAGTAGGGTCACTAGCTCCTTGATAAACAACAATGGAGTTTTTACCAAAGATGATTAAAAAACCGTTATGAGCTGCTAAAGCTACAATTTCGTCAAGACCATTAGGCCATACTTTAGAAATGTCAATGGAGCCAGTAGAACCTCCAGACCATCCTGAGCCATTTAGTAAGTCAGACCAATAAATTGTAGACTTATCCGTTGAAAAATCAGCTACCCAAAGTCTGCCAAAGGCTGCTAAGACTTCGTTACCTTGAGGTGGAGTACCTGTAGCATGAGCGTGGTCAGACATTTTTTCCACAACGCCAGCATGAGCAGAGTACATCAAAGGCTCATATCCTAATTGAAACATATACAGGTGGTCGTTAAAGTTAACCATCTTCCAGTTATTAGCTGTAATAGTATAAGCTGCTGGGGTTACGTCAGTAAGTGTAGTAGTACCTGTAAATATCTTATTGTTACCCGCAGATATAACTACATTAGCCCCTACAGGATCTATGTACTCTTTAATAACTTCAATGCCATTACTGCCGTCTATAGGCGTTGTGCTAGTGGTGACAGCAGTAAAGCCTTTACGAGAGCCTATACGCCCGTACTGGTCAATAATACAGTTATCCGCAATGGACGCAAAGGAAGCATCCAAACTAAGCGGAGAGTCCTGTGTGTTTAAACCTCTAAACGCAGGGGCTGCAATCGTTATATTCTGTCTGTCCTGAGCCATTGCTTAGACCGCCCTGTAGATAGTTTCTTCTGGGTGTTTGTATGCGTCCAAAGCAATTGCATCGGACATATAGTTCTGAGCAAATGCTAACATTTCCCCTGCTGATCTACCGCCAGTTTCCCCACGCTCTCTGGAAGCCAAAGCCAGTGCTAAGTGCAGTACGGGCATGTGTGGGATTTGAAGCTTGTCAGTGTCATTAACTAAGTCAGGGTTACGTTGGACACAGTTTACTCGGATAGTATAAACAGCGTTAGGAATAGGATAAAGATCAACCTGAGTGTCCCCATTAGTATCCACACCATTAAAGTTATAGAACGTAGGGCTTGACTTAGGGGGTGTTTCATTTAAGAAAGCATTGTCCATCCAATGCGTGTCTTTGTAAGTCATAAACCAGTTGGACGTATCATTAATAACGTCAATAATCTTAATCCTATTACCACTACCTACAAGTACGTAGTTAAAGATGTCTTCCGTTGTAGTAATAGTAAGAGTTGTTCGCAACGCAGACCAATCCCAAGCATCCTCAACAGTCCTCTTAGCGTCATTAATAAGATCACCGATAAGAGCTGAATAAGGGTTTTGATTAACGGAGCCTACTTGATCTTCTCTGAGCCTTCTTAGGACTCCGTTTACTAATTCTAAATATGTCATTTCAAATTCCTAAGAGGATTGTAGTCTATAAAATCAAATAAAGTTGGAGTTAGAAGTTGTGTATTGTACTCTAGTGGTTTATAGTTAGGTTGAAAAATATCAGTAGGAGAACCTTCTCTACCACCAAATAAACCTGTACCGCCTAAGCCACCGTCAGGCCCACCATCACCACCGTCACCACCGTCACCTCCGTTACCGCCCTCAGTACCCTCAGTACCCTCAGTACCCTCAGTACCCTCAGTACCCTCAGTACCCTCAGTACCCTCAGTAACCTCAGTACCCTCAGTACCCTCAGTAACCTCAGTAACCTCAGTAACCTCAGTACCCTCAGTAACCTCAGTAACCTCAGTAACATCAGTACCCTCAGTACCAACAATACCGTCACCATCGGAATCTGTGGTTAATTGATTAGGGTCTACTACTTCTGTAGTATCTGTAGTACTGGTTGAAGCACTGCCTGTAGTGTCTATATCGACAGGAACTGTAGGGTCTGATTTAGTAGCGTCATCAATAATAATGTCTACAATATCAACAGCATCAATTCCAGAGTTTAAAACAACATCAATTACTGAAGCGTCTTCTTCTGTGGCAGTACTATCGCCTACAGTTTCTGCAACACTAGGGTCAAAAGTACTTTCAGGAGGTTGCTCTGTTGTAGGGATAGGCTCGGGTTCACCAGCCCCACCCTCTAGCCAAGCTATTAACTCTTCCTTTAAATCTTCTTTTAACTCAGGATCAGTTTCAGCTTCATAAGCTTCTTTAATCTGTCTTCCTACAATATCTCCTTCGTTTACAATTAAAGGATCATCATCAACAGCCCCAACGTCCCTAGTAATAACAGGGTCTCCGTTAGCACCTCCAGCAGTATCAGTACCTCCAGCAGCATCAGTACCTCCAGCAGTAGCAGGAGTGCCAGCGCCAGCGGTACTAGCGCCTCCGCTTTCAGCGCCACCCCCGCCACCGTCAGGCGCACTACTACTGTCGTCAACAGCTTCTTCAGTGACTGTTTCTGGTTGTGTAAGATCTGGAGCTTCTACTTGTATTTCTACAGTATCATCAACTTCACCAACTTCCACAGGTATTTCGTCTATTACTACTTCGTCAACTATAGTTTCTGAAGTAGGTAAAGGAGCAGTAGTAAAGTCTTCGTCACCTATGGTTTCCTCAACGGTTGAAGTACCCAATAGGTCTGAGTCTGGATCTAAGGAAACTACTTCCTCTACTTCTGCTGCTCGTTCTGCAAAAACACTTTCTTGATACTCTAAAAGATCTGCAACTGTAGCAGGGTTGCCTTCCCTGTCCGTAAGTTTTGTAATATCGCCAACAAGAAAATAATCGCTGGGTGTAAGATCCTCAGGATTAAGACCTGCATTACGTGCCGCATTTTCTATGTCTTCTCTTGTAATTACTTGAACATCAGCTTCTGCATTACCAACGGAACCTATAGGGTCTACTACGCGAGTACTTCCCTGTTCAGTTGTAAAAACAGGAGCTTCTTTTAGCTCTGGGCCTTCAGTTAGTACAAACTCTTCTTCTGTTATTATGTCTTCTGGTACTTCTTTGTCAGGATCTATTGTACCCGCTACTTCAGATATTAAATCAGTAGCTGTTTCAATTTCTGAGGCAATCGTTGAAACATCTTGATAAATAGATACTATGTCTGAAGCTGTATCTAAAAAGTCTTTAGTTTGGTCTGCCGTAGCAGCAGCATCTGAAAATGTCATTACTCCATTAGCTGTTTTTACCGTACCGCCTGCGGCCTGAACCCCACCCGCTAACGCGGTAATAGCTGATGTTATTTCTCCTGTAACACCCGCTATTAAAACTGCTTCAAGAACAGCGGCAGCGACCATTCCAACTTTATCAAGAGTATCAAAAGGTTCTACAGTTTGCTTATATCCTCCTAAAGGAACGTCATCAAACTGTCCTATATTAAGCTCATACTGTGCGCCATCGGGAGAAATAACGCTTATAGGTACGCCAGCTTGTGCAGCAGCAGCCTGTAAAGCACTTGAATATTGTGATTGAACTAAACGGGTTGCAGTTACGGAAACACCTCTTTCGTTACCTTTAGGCCCGCCTAAGCCCTGTAAAGGAGCAAGAGATATATCTCCTAAACCTACGTCCTTATCGCCATACCACTCCTTAAGGTTTTCCCATTCTGATGCTAAATAAGAACCGAAATCACTGCCTTCAGTAAACTCTCCTAAACTGTAGGTATCGGCTCTAATAGCTGAAGCTAAGTTTTGAGCACCCCAGTTTTGAATTAGTTGATCCGCTGTGTACCTACCGTTTATTAAACCATTAAGAGCCGCAGCGCCTTTTACATTTCCCCACTCTTGTCTAAACTGCTGTACTCGCTCTTTTTGTTCGTCTGTACGCTCACCCTGAACACCAAAGAAAGCCTTAGGGTCTGCTACGTCCCACCAACCTTTAGGTGCATTGCCCACAGATCCTATTGGGTCTACAACTCTTGTACTTTCCGTAGAAGAACCTGTAGTAAGTGTTGCTAACGGTGCAGCTTCAGTAAGGACTTGTTGAGTTCCAGAGTTACCCACAGAGCCTATTGGGTCACTAATTCTTCTGCGCTCCATAGAACCTGTAGTAAGTGGTGCTAATGCGGGGGCTTCATACGCTACAGGTTTTATATCAGAGTCTAAGCTTCCGAGCATACCGTCTTCAGCTTCAATGGTTCTTTTTTGTGCAACAGGTTCTGCTTTAGGCACATACCTATCTTGATAGTAGTTGTACAAATCAGGGGTATTAGCCCTCATCTGATACTTCTTGTAGGCAGGTAGGCTATCCCACTGTTGCTTAGTAAGTACTTTATAAGCCATTAGCTGTTCCGATTATTCCAGAGGTCAAACAAAGTTTTAAGCTTTTCTTCCACTACGTCCATACGAGACATTAGCCTACCCAATGTAAGGACAAGCACAATGAAGCCCACAAAGATGGGCCAGATTGATCCAATAAGATCAATGTACTCCACATTAAGAGTCCTTCTTTTTATGGATTAAGTTTTGTATTGTCTCCGTCTCAAAGATCCTAATGACAGTCCATATAATGCTCAAAGCAGCAGCCACAGCAGGTATCCAGCCCATTAGGGTGGACACTGTCGTAGTTACCGCCAGTGCGTCCACTGCGACTTTTGCTTCTTCTTGCATTTATCTTTTGGCCTTACCGATAACCAATGCACCAATCTCTAAGAACTTATAGAGCTTACCAATGAGCTTGTCGTCTTTAGGAGTAGGAGTGAGTGCCGTAATGGCGCTACAGGCCGTTACAAGGGCTGTGAGGGCGTTTAAGTAGTCTAGTAGTAGCATTACCACGGTACTCCTGATGCTTGCGTTG